GACCAGAACTTGAAGCAAAATTAAAAGAAATACGCGATCACAATATTGTAAATGGTGAGATAGAAGTTATTGAAGACTTATCAGAACAACAAGAACTATCAGAACAAGAATAAACTGCCAATACACAATAAACATATTACCACCTTATCTTGAACGACCCTTGGTCATATTTCGTTGCATAAGTTCTACAAGCTACACTACAATACCTTTCAAACTTACCCATCTTCTTTTCCTTACCGCAGCGAAAACATTTGCGTAACCGCAACTCCTCTACTGCTTTTGGCTTACTCAAATCATAATAATCTGGCTTACTTATTTTGTCCATGGTGTCCATAATTTTGTCCTTTCTGCTTCCCACTCTACTTCAACAAAGTGTTTATCTAATATTAATTCTATCATACTGTACAATTCATAGCCCTTGACCGTGTTCCGTGTTGCATGAGGATTTTTCGTATCTGGATCGTCCTCTATAAACTCTTTCACGGTAGAATCATCAAGAAAATCCATAAATTTATAGTATATTTCTTTTACTACCATTTTCTTTTTTTCATCTGTCATTCTTTCTCCTTCGTGTACCTGGTTTCCAGGCGTTACTACCCGTTACTATCATTTTATTCTTGACGTGTCAACTTATTAGGAGTACATGGGATAACATGAATAAACCCTTGGTCCTTGTTACGTGGCTCGATGCCAAAGATGGACAGACAGGTTGGCACTCTATCGATGAT